AAAGACGGCTTCCTAATGTATTCAGCAGTGACAAAGGAATCGCAGCCCACGAAGTACGAAGTGGTATTAATTCAGAAATCCAATCGCTGGCAAGTGACGTTAACTTACTTGGAGCTATTGGAACTGCAAGAGAAATTGTTGAGCGCGGACTTGACGCAAGAATCTTCATGCTTGTCCATGACTCAATCGTGGCACTTGTTAAGACCGAGCATGTAGAACAGTATTGTGATATTTTACGCCAAAATACTCAATACAACTGGGGTTGCAATATTGCGGGTTTTCCTATTGGCGTAGATCAAGATATTGGAGATGACTATAGCTTTGGACATTTTGAGGAAACCTATAGAACTGACGGCACTAGTCTGGCCCGTATTTAGACTAGGAGAACGTGAGCCACAGCAGTTAGGTGGCTTAATATTCTTTCGTAAAGAATATGTAGATCAAGATACGGTTGTATACAGCGATAACTATCGCATAGTAGATGATAAGAATATAGCTAAGCCTACACTAGGGTTGCGCAGACTTCAAATTGGTGACAGCTTATACCCTATAGGCACAGCTATCTACTTCTTACAAGACGTAATAAAATTAGCAAAAAGTACTACGTGGTTTATAGACAACCACGGACAATTATTTCAACATAAAAAAACCAGGCGCGCCAAACTGCAAACATACAGACTAAAACAAGTTTTTCCCATACAGGGCATTGGGTGTGTTTTAGAGGTTGAGGGTCTGGCAGAACGCTTTAAAAGTCTGCAAGTACCACAAGACAATGAATTATATGCCGGCATACTTACCTATAGCGGCAGAAACTTATTATATGGCTTTTACAGTGAGCCAATTAAACCTACTTGGAGAAAAGTGTGAAAGCTATTATTAGCAACAGAATCTACATGGATAATCCAGGTAGTGCTGCTAGTAAATTTATTATGAATACACTTACCTATAAAATTCATAAAAATACTGGGTCAAAGAAGTTTGTTAGTGTAGAAACTATTAAAAACTATAAAACTTATACTGGTGGTATGATTAGTGTACCGCAGGGCAGATTAGACTTAATACCAGACGGTTATAGCATAGTAGATAAGCGCGTTAACAATCCTGTACCGTTTCCTACAGCTAGATATGAACTTAGACCAGATCAACAGGAAATATATGATCAAGTTACAGATACTTGCTTTATTAACGCCCTAGTGGGCTGGGGCAAAACATTTACGGCACTACATATCGCACGTAAATGGGGTCAAAAAACACTAGTAATAACTCATACTACAGCACTGCGAGATCAGTGGCATGAAGAAATTGAAGCACTATTTGGTATTAGTCCTGGTATTATAGGCAGCGGTAATTTCGACGTAGAAGATCACTTTATTGTGGTAGGTAATGTACAAAGCATAGTAAAAAATCTAGCTAAGATTAACAAAGAATTTGGTACAATAATCTTAGATGAAGCACACCATTGTCCTGCCACAACATTTAGTCAAACCATAGATAGTTTTCATGCTAGATATAGACTAGCACTTAGTGGTACAATGCAGCGTAAAGATGGTAAACACGTACTATTTCAAGATTATTTTGGTACTACTATATTTAAACCCGAACAAGCCAACACAATCAATCCAGTAGTACATCTAGTAAAAAGTAATATTACACTAAAACCAAACGTACCTTGGGTAGAAAAAATTAATGAACTAACACAAAATGACTATTATAGAAAGTTTATTGCTGGTCTTGCTACTTATCATGTTGTGGCAGGTCATTCCGTATTGGTAGTAGCAGATAGAGTAGAATTTTTGGAGAAAGTAAAAGAATATGTTGGAGAAACGTGTTTGTTGGTTACTGGCGACACCAGTTTTGAAGAACGGCAATATGCTAAAGAGCAAATCCTCAGCAAAGCAAAAATGTGCATTGCTGGTAGCCGTCAAATCTTCAGCGAAGGAATCTCAATCAACATACTCAGCTGCGTCATCTTAGCAGTACCAATGAGTAACGATAGTTTACTAGAACAAATTGTTGGCCGAATTATGCGACCGCATCCTGGCAAGCTAAATCCAATAGTAGTAGATGTTCAGTTTAGTGGTTGGGCTGATAAAAAGCAAAATACTGATCGTTTAGGCCTATACATGAAAAAAGGCTGGGAAACTGTATCGGTATAGAAATTTTAACTTGTTGTAGTTAGTGTATTGTGTTATAATATATGATGAATCAAAGAAAAAGTTTCCGTTTTAACCTTAGTAAGTTAGAGCATGCCGCTAAAGGCAATCCAATAAAATTAGTTGAATTACTAGAAGATTATTATAAAGGTTTTAACCTTGGATTTAGTGGTGGTAGTAGTTTTTTAACTAGTCCTGGACAGCTTTTCTTTGATCGTAACACAGATATACTATTTAAATCGCAGTATATACAACTAGCGGCACGTAGAAGTTATCAGCAATACAAAGATTTAGGTTACATATATTTAGACTTAAGTTATTATCCAGACCTAAAAATTGACGCAATAAAATACAATCCGCTATTAACAATTACAGAAAACAAACTATATTTCAAATACGAGGAATAAATGGCACTTAGCTTTAAACAAACAAAAGGTAAAGCAGTTACAAACAAAGTAGAAACTTACGAATACAAAGACGGCGAAAACACTGTTAGATTAATTGGCGGAGTTTTACCACGCTATATTTACTGGACTAAGGGTACTAACAACAAGGATATTCCTATTGAGTGCTTGGCCTTTAGTCGTGAAAAGGAGAAGTTTGACAATCTGGAAAAAGATCATGTGCCCGATTATTTTCCTGATCTTAAATGCAGCTGGAGCTACTCTATTAACTGTATCGATCCTAAAGATGGCAAGGTCAAGGCACTAAATCTTAAAAAGAAACTGTTTGAACAAATTCTTACAGCAGCAGAAGATTTAGGTGATCCTACCGATTATGATACAGGCTGGGATGTAGTATTTAAACGCACTAAAACTGGCCCACTTGCATTTAATGTTGAGTATACACTACAAGTATTGCGTTGCAAGCCTCGCGCTCTTAGCGAAGAAGATCGTAAACTGGCCGATACTGCACAAAACATTGATGAAAAGTTTCCAAGACCTACAGCAGATGAAGTTAAAGCTCTCCTAGAGAAACTTACCACAGCTAGTACTGATGGTGATGATCTGGACGAAAGTCAAGCTGAAGCTATCAAAGAATTAGGTTAACATGTGGCCCGGTAATTTCGGTTACTGGGCCATTCTATTTGGAACTACAATGAAAGTACTATTTACAGCAGATATACACATAAAGCTAGGTCAGAAAAATGTACCACAAGATTGGGCTAGAAATAGATACAATTTATTGTGGCAACAACTAGCAGTACAACAAATTAGAGCCGACTTATTTGTTATAGGCGGCGATGTGTTTGATAAATTGCCTAGCATGGAAGAGTTGGAGATTTACTTTGACCTAATCAATCATTGTAATATCAACACAATTATCTATAGCGGCAATCACGAAGCAGTAAAAAAGTCTACGACGTTTATGACTAATTTAGCTAAAGCTACTAATCGTATGAATCGTAAGGTAATCGTAGTAGACGATTTTTACAGTGACTATGGTATTGAATTTGTACCATACAATAAACTAAAAGAATTTGAACAGGCTAATCCTTGGCCTGAAGGTGGCAGCATACTATGCACACATGTTCGTGGTGCAATACCGCCACATGTAACACCTGAAGTAGATTTAAGTATATTTAAACAATGGGATGTAGTATTAGCCGGAGACCTACATAGCTATGAAAATTGTCAACTCAATATTCTTTATCCTGGCAGCCCTGTCACTACCAGTTTTCACCGCCATCCTGTTGACACAGGTGTAATCTTACTAGATACAGATACGCTAGAACATAATTGGATTAAGCTAGAATTACCTCAGTTGATAAGAAAAACTGTTGGAGTAAACGACCCTAAACCGCCAACCGACTATCACCACACAATTTATCAAGTTGAGGGTGACTTGCAGGAGTTGGGTGAGCTGGAAGATAGTGAATTAATTGATCGTAAGGTAATCAAGCGCACAAGTGATGTACAACTTATGCTTGATGCAGAGATGAGCTTGATTGAAGAAGT